TCCGTAACGGTCAGATCGGTGATGTCTACGGTGTTAAAGTGTTTGTTACACCTCAGTGCGATACCGCTACTGGTTCTGCACGTATTGCTCTCATGTTCCACAAAGATGCAGCAGTGCTTGCAGAGCAGATGGGTGTTCGTTCGCAGACTCAGTACAAGCAGGAATACCTTGCTACGCTGTTCACCAGCGATATGCTCTACGGTGTTTCGTTGCTCCGTAAGGGTGACCTTGCTTCCGTACCGACATCGATGTTCCCCATCGCTGTTCCTGCCTAAATAGGCTATAGGGGAGGCTAAGATGTCTCCCCTAGTACTAAAGAGATACGAATGATTACTTTCCGTTGTAAATTATCTGGTGTGTTTCATACGTTTGAGACTGAGTATGATATCAAACAAATGCGTAGACATCCAGAGTATGAAGAAGTAAAAGAACAGAAGGCAGAAGAAAAACCAGTAGAGAAAAAGGTCACGAAAAACTCTAAAGAGGGTTAACAATGCCTATTATCAAGATCAAGGGTTCATCAACAGCATCCTCTGTACCTAGCTCGTTAGCGCAACGAGAGCTTGCTGTTAACGTCACTGACAAGAAGATGTATGTTGGTGATGGCTTTGTTGTACAGAAAATTGTTGGTTCTCTTGGTAATCAAGAAGCTAATGCTGTAGCAATCACAGGCGGTACTGTAACAGGTATTACAGACCTTGCTGTTGCTGATGGCGGTACTGGAGCCAGCACTGCTGCACAGGCTCGTACTAACCTTGGTGTTACTGCTACAGGCTCTGATACAACATACGCTTTCAGAGCAAACAATCTTTCTGACTTATCTAATGTAACCACTGCCAGGACTAACTTAGGTCTTGGTACAATGGCTGTACAGAATGCTAACACGGTTAACATCACTGGTGGTATTGTTAGCGGTATCACAGATCTAGCTATTGCTGATGGTGGTACAGGTGCTAGTACTGCTGCTGATGCAAGAACTAACCTTGATGTTCCTAGTCGTACTGGTAGCGATGCTTCAGGTACTTGGGGTATCAGCATCACAGGTAATGCAGCTACAGCAACCAATGGTGTAGTCACTACAGGCTCTTATTCCAATCCTACGTGGTTAACATCCTTAGGTTGGGCTAAAATAACTGGTACACCGACAACACTAAGTGGCTACGGCATCACTGATGGTGTCAGCACATCGGGTACTTATAGTAATCCTTCATGGCTGACAGCACTAGCTTGGTCAAAGATTACATCTACACCAACCACACTGAGTGGTTATGGTATTACTGATGGTGTAAGCACTTCAGGTAGCTACAGCAACCCAACATGGATCACTTCGATTAGTGGTTCTATTGTGTCCGGTAACATCACAGGCAATGCAGCTAACGTCACTGGTACAGTAGCAGTTGCTAACGGTGGTACAGGAGCTACGACAGCAGCTACAGCAAGAGTAAACTTACTTCCTTCATACACAGGCAATGCAACTAAGGTATTAACTGTCAACGCAGGAGAGACAGATGTTACTTGGACTACTGCTGGTGGTGGTGGTATTGGTGATGTTGTTGGTCCTGCATCTTCTACTGACAATGCTGTAGCAAGGTTTGACGGTACAACAGGTAAACTAATCCAGAACAGTGCATTCACTGTTAATGACTCTGGTGAGGTTATGGCTGGTACATGGACTGCTACGACGATTAGCAGACTCTATGGCGGTACTGGCCAAACATCGTACACCAACGGTCAACTACTGATTGGTAATGCTTCTGGTGGTTTAACTAAAGCAACACTTACTGCTGGTTCTAACATCACAATCACTAACGGTGATGGTGCTATCACTATTGCTTCCACTGGAGGTGGTGGTGGATCTTCAACGATCTTAGAGAATGATTCTACCATCTCTACAAGTTATACAATAACGACAGGTAAGAATGGCTTATCTGTTGGTCCTGTAACAATTAACACTGGCGTGGCTGTAACTGTACCTACTGATCATCGGTGGGTTGTTTTAGCTTATTGAGGATAAAAAATGTCTGCTATAAAAGTTCAAGGAAATGCTAGCGGTACTGGTACACACACGATTCAGTCCGCCAACACTAACTCTAACCGTACTGCAACACTACCTGATGCTGATACGACATTAGGTTATCTTAACGTACCTGTTAGCTCTACAACAACTACGATGGCTATCACTGACGTAGGTAAAGTTATCTCGTTGTCTGCTGGTATTACGATCCCTAACTCAACCTTCTCAGTAGGTGATGTTGTATCGTTGTACAACAACACATCAGGTAGCTTAACAGTTACGTGTACCATTACCACTGCTTACATTGCTGGTACGAATACAGACGTACCTACAGTCTCTTTAGCAACAAGAGGTGTGGCTACAGTGTTGTTCATTAGCGGTACAGAGTGTGTTATCACCGGAAATGTGAGCTAAAGTCATGGGCGGGATTGTTCTTAATCTGTTGAGTGGCAGTAGTGGCTCTCCGATTGTCCCAGGAGAATTTCTTGTTGTCGGCGGTGGAGGTGGAGGTGGAACGTATGCCGGTGGAGGCGCAGGGGGTTTTCGTTCTGGATCGTCTGATTTTGTCAAAGGTAGTGCCTATTCAATTACTGTAGGTGCTTTTGGTGCTGGAGGCATTAATACTGCAAGGCAAGGCGTTAACGGATCAGATTCGGTATTAAGCGGCCCATCCTTTACGACCGTAACTTCCGCTGGCGGCGGTGGTGGTGCCGGTTATGGCCCTTCGCCAGCAAATAACGGAAAAGATGGTGGCTCTGGAGGTGGAGCAGGAGATCTTTCAACTTCTCCTTATACCGCCGGTACGATTGGATACGGCAACACGCCAAGCAGTACGCCATCTCAAGGAAATAATGGTGGAACTTCTTCTGGTTCTGGCTATGCTGGCGGCGGTGGTGGCGGGAAAGGTGGTGTTGGTGGAAATGCAGCCACAGGAAGCACTGGTACTGGCGGAAATGGTGGCGCTGGCGCTGAATGGCCGACTTCGTCTGGCGTTTTCTACGCAGCTGGTGGTGGCGGCTTTGGTTATTACACAAAAGGTACTGGTGGTTCTAGTATTGGTGGTAACGGGGCGCAGGCAAGCCCAGCAGTTTCGCCAACAGCCGGAGCCACAAATACGGGTTCTGGTGGTGGCGGCGGTTCTTCAAACGATGGAGCGGCCGGAGGTTCTGGCGTTGTGATTATTCGCTACCCTGATTCGTATCCAGCCGCAGCGTCAACAACTGGAACGCCAACATATACAGTATCTGGCGGATACCGTACTTACAAATTCACCGGCAACGGAACGATTACATTTTGAGGTAACACATGGCTCATTTTGCAAAATTAGATGAGAACAACGTGGTGCTTGAAGTCCATGTCGTTCACAACAATGAACTGCTTGACCAAAATGGCGTTGAGCAGGAATGGAAAGGTGTTTGGTTTCTTCAGAACTGGTCTGGTGGTTATCCTTGCTGGAAGCAAACAAGTTTCAACGGCAGGATCAGAAAAAACCCAGCAGGTATTGGCTACACCTACGATCCCGTTCGTGATGCTTTTATACCTCCTAAGCCTTCTGATGATGCTGTATTAGATGAAGCAACATGTCAGTGGATTGTTACTGATTCCATCGGTGCAGATAGTTTAGGCTCTGACAGTGTAGCCTAATCATGGCTCTCCAACACGTAGATGAACAAGTAAAGCAGATCGGTGATGCGATATCTATCATCACTGTAGTAGGTGCTTTAGCTGAACTACTACCTGCTATCGCTGCAGTATTAACCATCGTATGGACAGCTATACGTATCTGGGAAACAGACACTATTCAGTCTATCTTTAAAGGAAAGAAAGATGCTAAAGAAAACTAAGAAACCCATGAAGAAAGAAGAGTATGCTTCACCAATGGCTAAGAAGAAGCATGAGAAGACTGAATCAAAGGCTATGAAAGCTAAAGAACGTAAGATGGGTATGCCTTCATGAAACAGAAACCAGCTAAAGTAGGAAAGGTAATGAGAGAGTACAAAGAAGGTACACTCCATAGCGGTAAAGGTGGTCCTCTTGTTAAGTCTCGTAAGCAAGCAGTGGCGATTGCTTTATCTGAAGCAGGTATGGCTAAGAAAGGAAAAAAGAAATGAAACCCTGTCCAGGATGCCCAACACCAGCAAAGTGTAAGAAGGCTGGTCAATGTCTGATGAAGGTTAAAGAAGTAAAGCGTAAGAAATGAAAGACCCTCGTTTAGACAGAGCAGGTGTGTCTGGTTATAATCGCCCTAAAAAAACACCAGACCATCCTACTAAGAGCCACATTGTTGTAGCAAAGGACGGTGATCAAGTTAAGACGATTCGTTTCGGTCAACAAGGTGTGTCTGGTTCTCCTAAGAAAGAAGGAGAATCAGCTTCTTATCGTAAACGTAGAGAATCCTTTAAGGCTCGTCATGCCCAGAATATCGCTAAAGGTAAGATGTCAGCGGCCTACTGGTCTGACAGAACTAAGTGGTGAAATAAATGGCTACAAGCTACCTAGATCTAGTTAATGCTGTATTACTACGAGTACGAGAGCCTACTGTACAGACAGTATCTCAATCTTCTTATTCACAGTTGATTGGAGAGATGGTTAACGAAACTAAGAGAGAAGTTGAAGACTCTTGGAACTGGGCTATTCTACGTACAACTAAGACCATAACCACTTCAGCAACAGTCTATGGTTATGAGATCTCATCAACGAATCCACGAACAAAAGTATTAAGTGTTTATATCCCAGATGCTCACATGTATCTGGAGAAGGTCTCTGAAGATCGTATGAATACCTTATTGTTCGTAAATCCTACACAGGCTGGTAGACCTTACTACTATAGTTTTGGTAGTTCTACACCAAGCACTGGTGTCTTAACACTGAATGTATTCCCTATTCCTGATCAAGCTTACACCATCAAAGTAGAGTGTGTCGTACCGCAGGAAGATCTTGTCAATGACTTAGATAACGCATGGTTACCTAAGGATATGATTGTACAAGGTGCTTATCTTCGTGCTATCAATGAACGTGGTGAAGATGGTGGTAGGCTATCTGATCAGCAATCAGAGCTATATCGTAAGACTGTAGCTAACTATATCTCTATTGAAGCTGAACGCTTTAAAGATGAGATTACCTGGGATGCTGTATAATGGCTGATCAACTCAAAGCCATCAGTATTGTTGCTCCTGGCTTTGCTGGACTTAACACCCAAGACTCCTCTGTATCACTGACAAAAGACTATGCTCTTATTGCTCAGAATGCAGTGATTGATCAATTCGGTCGTATCGCTGCTAGACGAGGATGGGATAATGTTAATACCTCTGCAGGGTATAACAATGAAGAACCTTCTCTTATCTTCCAAGTTGTAAAAGAAGATGGTTCTACGCTTATCGCTACCATTGGTGATAAGAAAATCTTCACAGGAACAACAACACTTACAGAGGTCTATGCTGATGCTACATGGACAGCACAGGACTGGAAAGCTGTTAACTTTAACGAACATACTTACTTCTTCCAACGTGGTCATGATCCTTTAATATATGATCATACCGCTAATGTCTGGCAGAAGCTATCAGCACACGCTTCGTACTCAGGTACTGTACCGTTAGCTAACGAAGTATTAGCAGCTTATGGACGCTTATGGGTTGCTGATACGACATCCGATAAGAAGACTATTACGTGGTCAGATTCATTGATTGGTTATAAGTGGAATGGTGGTACTCATGGTTCATTGAGTATTGAGTCTGTACTTACCAACGGATCTGATTCAATCGTAGCCTTAGCAGGCTTTAATGGTTTTCTAATCGTATTCTGTAAGAAGTCAATCATCATCTATAGCGGAGCTGCTGTAGATCCTACTACTAACTTAACACTTGTAGAAGTCATTGATGGTGTTGGTTGTATTAGTAGAGACTCTGTACAAGACATTGGATCAGATATCTTCTTCTTATCTGAAACAGGTGTCCGAAGCCTTGGTCGTATCATCCAAGAGAAATCAGCACCTTTGTTCGATATATCAAGGAATGTCAGAGATGACCTCATCTCTGATGTTATAGCTAACAGTAATAACCCAGAGATCAAGTCAGTATACTATGAGAAAGATGGTTTCTATCTACTGACATTACCTACTCGTGGTATTACGTATTGCTTTGATCTAAAGAGTCGTCTACCTGATGGTTCTTGTAAAGCAACCACATGGACACTATCACCTAAGGCTTTATTTGCTACCAATGATAGACTTCTTTATCTTTCTCGTCCTGGCTACATTGGTGTGTATACAGGAAATAATGATAATGGTTCAGCCTTCCGATTTGCATACTACACTTCACACATCGATGCGGGATCAGCATTTATATTAAAGATCCTTAAGAAGATTGTGTTGTTGATCATCGGTGGACAGGCTACTAATGTGTTCTTGAATTGGGGTGTTGACTATGGTAACTCATATCAATCAGCACAGATCCAGTTACCAGCACAGACTCGTGCTGAATACAACATCTCTGAGTATGACATCGCTGAATACAATGCTGGTATCTTAATCAATACGGTTAGACAACAAGTTAGTTCTACTGGTAGGGTGTTTCAGATCGGCATTGAAGCAGACATTAGAACTGACATCTTTTCTGTACAACAACTGGATGTATTCGTTAAATCTGGTAGGGTTATCTAATGAGTAACTATACGAAAACTGTTAACTTTGCTGCTAAGGATTCCCTACCTAGTGGAAACCCAGCAAAGATTATTAAAGGTACTGAGATCGATACGGAGTATAACAACATTGCTTCTGCTGTGCAGACTAAGTCTGACATAGCATCTCCTACGTTCACAGGCACTGTAACAATCCCAACACTCAATGTTACTACATCATTCACTGGTAACTTTGATGTTGATGGAGGAACATACTAATGAGCACTTCTCTTCGTGCTGGAGACTTCAGAGCCACTGAAGGTGATGAAGGTTTGTTTAATTTAGCTGGTGGTAATCCTACAACCAATGTAGACCCTGCTAAAGCTGCCTTCGATGCTGCTACCAGCGACATCACTAACCTGTATCAGACACTACTACGTAGATCTCCAGACAAGCCTGGGCTAGATTGGTGGGCTAGTAATGTCAGCAGCGGTAACGCTACACTGCAGGATGTAGCTAATCAGTTTAGGAACAGTGCTGAGTACAAAGTAGTTACTGCTTACAATGATGTCTTAGGTCGTTATCCTGAGCAGGCTGGTCTAGACTGGTGGGTTAAGCAGGCTACGGATCAGAACCTTACTGTAGATCAGTTAAAGAATGAACTAAGTAAGACTCCTGAATTGATCAGTAAACAGTTAGCACCATTGCAGTCTCAGTGGGATGCTGAAGTAGCTAACCAAGAACAACCAGGAATACAGACTGATATCAAGGTAGGACAGATACAGTTTGGCGGTAACGAATGGGATGCTTATCGTACTCCTAATGGTAATCTGATTATTCAGAAACTTAATGCTGATCAGTCTGGTGTTGGTAAAGGACAGTACAAAGGTGACTTCTTAGATCCTACAACAGGTGAAGTAACTACTCGTATTGTAGATCGTAGTAAGATGCCTACCTATGGTAAAGTTATGATGGGTGGTTTGTTAGCACTTGCTGCAGCTAATCCTGGTTTGTTTGACTTAACTGCACCCGCTGCTGCTCTTCAGCCTGCTGCTGGAACTGCTGCTGACTTAGCATTCTTAGAGGCTAACGCTGGAGCTTTAGCTCCTGGTGCTGGTTTTACAGTACCACCTATAATACCTGAAGTACCTGTAGTACCTGCAACACCTACAGCACCTCCTGTAGTTCCTGAAGCACCTCCTGTAGTTCCTGAAGCACCTCCTGTAGTTCCTGAAGCACCAACTGTACCTCCTACACCTACTACACCTACAGTACCTCCTGTAGTACCTCCTACAACACCCCCTGTAGTTCCTCCTGTAGTACCCACAGTGCCTACAGTGCCCTCAGGTGTAGATTCACTATTCTCTAATCTAGGTAGTTCCTTAACTAAAGGGTTTACTGATGCTGTAGGAACATTACTGACAGGTCTAACTAGTGGTAATGCTTCTAATGCTGTAGGTAATCTGATCACTGCTGGTGTAAACTATCAACAAGCTAAAGAGGCTGCTGATGCTTTGTTAGCTTCTGGTCAACTAAGCCAGCAACAGTACAACAACTTAGCTTCGAACATTCAAGGGCAGTATAACCAGTTAGCTACAACTACTGGACAGCAACTAGGTGAGTTTACTCCTTATGGTGTTACTACTAATTTGTTCGGACAAGGTGGACAAGCTATTCAGAATGCTGCAATGCAAGCAGCACAGCAATCTTTTAATCAAGCTGGTTTAACTAATGTTGATCAACTATCCCAAGATTATTACAATAAGCTATCTGCTTTGTCTGCTCCAGAGATTGCTCGTCAGCGACTAGCAACAGAGGAACGCTTACGTGCTCAAGGTAGATTGGGTGTAAGTGGGTCTGCTTATGGTGGTTCTTCACCTGAACTGTTAGCACAAGAACAGGCTATAGCACAGCAGCAACTACAACGTGAGTTAGCTTCTAGACAGGCTGCATTAGGCGAACGTGGTACACTATTGTCTCAGGGTGCTGCAGCACTAGCACCAGCAACATCGTTAGCTACCACAGCACAGCAAGCAGCACAGCAAGAATTTGCTGCTAATCTTGCAAGACAAAACCTCCTTACTGGTATGCAGACTAAAGGTATTGAAGCCTCTGGTACACTACAGCGTCAAGGTATCGCTGACATGTTAGCAAGGCAGTTAGCAGCCACTGCAGCAAGGTCTGGAGCTAACCAGCAACTAACACAGTCTTTGTTTGGAGGAGCTGGTGGTACAGCCTCATCAGGTGGTAGTAGTCTGTTTGGTTCTATCCTAAGTAGTATGTTCGGACCTAGTGATATTGTACCTGGGTTGAATATGACATACGCTGACGCATTATCTAAAGGCTTGATTGCACCATAAGGAACAACAATGGCACAGCAACAAATGAGTTTATTCGGTCCTAGCTTGGCACAGGCTCAGGCTGGACTGATGCAAGAAGATGAAGCTATTACTTCGAATCTTGCTCGGTTAACACCTGAGCAGCAACTAACACGAGTAGCTCTACAGGGTGGAAGACAGGCTGGTAGAGCCTTGGGTGGTCTGTTCGGTATCGAAGATCCTCGGCTTAAAGAGGCTGCACAGCAAGAAGCTATCTTCAAAGAACTAAAGGATAGTGGGGTAGACTTTAAAGACCCTGAGAAGCTCTACAGTGCTCTCAGCGATGCTTATCAAGCTAGAGGTATGGTTGACAAAGCTATCGTCACTGCTGCAAAGCTTGAGGATATTAAAGCTACGAAGCTGAAGTCTGAAGCAGAGTTTGGTCTTAAAGGTGCTCAGACAACTAAAGCATTGGCTGAAGCAGCTAAAGCACAAAGAGAACAGATTAGTTCTCCTTTTGGTAAAGTTGATCCTGATAAGTTTACTCCAGAAAGTCTTAATAAATTTCAACAAACAGGAAACTATCAAGACTTAGTTCCTGTAGAACCTACTAAGTTTTCTGATCCGTACCCAATGGCTGGTGCTGATGGTAAACAAATACTTGTACAAAAAAATCTTAGGACAGGGGAGATAGAACCTGTAGACAAAGCTTCTAGAGTTAGTGTCAGTGCTACTTCCGGTATACCACCTCAAGAAGCAGAGTTTCAAAAAGAAATTGGTAAAGAAGATGCAAAAGCAGTCGTTGAAGCTAGAAAACTACGTACAACCGCTATTGGAGAGTTAGGTAGTTTAAATGAAATGGCTCAACGTAATGCTCAAGGTGTTACAAGCGGTACTTTTGCAGCTGGTAGGGTTGGTGTAGCTAATTTCTTTAATACTATAGGTTTACTTGGTGCTCAAGATATTCAAAAACTAGCTAACTCTGAAGTTTATTCTAAGAGTGCTGGTGATCTTGTGTTAGCTAAGATTAAAGCTCTTGGCTCTAACCCATCTAATGCGGATAGAGACTTTGTTGCTAGGATTGTTCCACAGCTTGAAAATAGTCCGCAAGCAAGAGCAGAACTTATTGCGTATCTACAGAAACGTGCTAATGATGTTGTTAAAGAGACTACTAACTTAGAAAGATATGCTAGACAAAACAAAGGATTGTCTGGCTATACACCAACAATACCGTTGACTATATCTCCTCAGACAACTAAGAAAGTTTCTGACATGACTGATCAAGAACTCATTGATGCTTATAAAAGCGGAAGGCGTTAATCATGGCTATGAATCTTGAGGAGATGAACGCCATTGAAGCTGAAATGCGGAGACGGGGTATTGATCCTAACGCTTATGGTGGTAACGCAAAAGAACAAAGGTCTGTGTTTGATAAAGAACAAGAAAAGACTTTTACACAAAATGTAAAAGACTTTGGTGAGTCTTTGGTCAAAGGTGGTGCTAAAGGCGTATTAGATATTGTTGGTGGTTGGGGTAACTTGTACGACTACCTTAAGAAAAAGAAAGATCCATCAGTATTTTCTACGCAAGGTATGGTGCAAGGTATAAAAGAAATATCAGGAGTAGACTTAAACACTATCCCTGGTTTTCGTGGTGCTTATGAGTTTGGTGCAGCTGCAGCACCTGCTGCTGGTTTAGTCGCAGCTGGTCTCCCTGGTATCGCAGGCACAACAGGCCTAAGAGCTGCTGCTATAGAGGCTCCTGTAGCTGGTGCTACTAGCATGGCTGCACAGACTATT